TGATCTCCATATATTTGAGTGCTTGAATACACGTCTAATTCTACGTCCTTGTTTTTTACTAATTGCATCGCACCTAACAATACATTAAGTCCACGCCAAGGAGTAGAATGATATATTAATTTAACTTTCTTTTTTCTTATGAATATTTTTTCTGGAAATCTTTCAACTGCATTTTTTATGACAGTTGACTTATGACAAGGTATTTTAAACCTCATCCTAAATTTTTCATAACACCAATGTGAATTAAAAACGTAAAAATCATACTTTTTATGATTATCTTTGTTAGAGAACCAATCAATTAAATTAGGTTGATCGTAAGAATTTTGTTGCCAAAGTATATTAATCTTATCTTTACTTAATGGTATTTTTTCAGGAACAGATGTAGTTATTAGAAAATTATCTAATAAAGTGTTATCTACATATTTGTACAATAATTGATACTGTAATTCAGTGCCTCCTAGAGGACTCATTTAGTATCGCTTTTGCCACCAATAGAAGCTGGCGTAATTATAAGATCTTGCTGAAAGTCTTCTGCAGTTGTATCTGTATTTGGATCTGCAACATCTGCATCGAACTCTGCTTTATCCTTATACTCTTTTCCAGTTCTCTTATGTTTAATTTTTTCTACAGCGTGTGCTGGTATTCTTCTTATTTCCATATTAACGTCCTTGTCCTTTATAACCTTGTTTCTTCATACTCTTTTTTTTATGTTTATTCAATCTCTTTGTGTGTCTGCCAGGCCTTTTTTTTGGTGTTCTTTTTGTATAAATATTTACACCGAAAGTTGGTTTTTTCTTAGCCATTTTCCTGTGATCTATCTATTTGAGCATAACTAATAATACCTTGTAACTCATTTGCAGTGCCTGCAGTCATTTTTAAAGAATCACCTTCTTCTAAAACTAAAGTTTGATTTATTATATCCACAACTTCATTAGCAGGGATGGCTTTATTTCTTATTCTAAAAGTCGAAGACGCTGAACTATCTGTAAACTGAACTGATAGATTTACAGGTGATCCAGATGCGTTATCTATTTGTATTTGTTTTACTAAAAATCTAGCAGATGTTGGTGAAGTTAAAACAGTTGTAGTATCTGTTGTTGTCAAATTCACGCCTGCGTTTTTATATTGTATTGTCATGCTATAAACCAATTGAAGGTTGACTGTTCATTTTTCAGATCCTGCTGATAAGAAGTATTCAATTGTTGTTTCACAGTATCTAAAGACTGTAAGACTTGTCTCTGATTTTCAGGTTGATAAGTTTCTTTAGGTTCGGGAATATATGCAGTAATTTTAGCCATTATCTTCTACCATCAGGTTGTACGTCTGCACGAAAAGTCCCATATCTCCAGGATTGACCCGTGCTTGTATTTTCTATTTTTAAACTTGCAGCTCTTCCTCTTGCTCTTGTGTCAACTTTTTGTGTTGAACTTGAAATAGTGAATGGGCCTAAAGGAGATGAGGCAGCAGTATCCACTGGAAAATCTTTTAAATTAATTGTTATTTGAGCGTCCCCAGTTATTCTTTTGAAGTCTGGTATAAACCTCCTTATTTTTGTAAAAAGTTCACCATTGCCATCAAGAGAAAGTTGGAAGTCTCCTGATTGAACATTTGCTAATATAGCAGTGGTGCCAGATGTATTTACTTGATCAACACCTTTTTCATGCTCATAAAAAGTTGAGGCACCATTAGCATTTGTTACTCCTTTAATCGTAGGAAATGTAGGGACTCCAGTTAAATTATATTCTGTAGCGTAAGGATGATCAAATAATTGAGCATCGTAATAAGTTGATCTAGCCAATGAGCCCGTGGTCCAAACGCCTTCAGTATAATTAAATGTAACATTTCTATCTATTACATTTGATCCTGACTTTGGATAATACCATGTCACTTCACCAAAAAGTGTGTTGTAACCAGCGTAAACTTTTTTAGCTTGATCAAACTGAATACCTAAGTCCCCTGTATTATTAGTTGTAAATACAAAATCTTCTACGGAGCAATCAAGACTTTTTACTGTTCCATCATAGACAAAAAATCCACCGGAGTCAGCCATCCAATAAACTACACCGTCCGCATAAACAACTGCATGTTTTCCTATCAAACCACAATTAGATCCAACTTTTCTTATTGAGAATGTAAACGGAGGTCCTACAAACTGTGATATATATGCAGCAGTATCTGTTAAAATAAAAATATAATCTTTTCCTTTTACAGCCCCTCTTATTTCTGTTCCGTCATCAAGTTGAAAAGTCCCAGCAGTGTTTGTGGAAGTCGGCGCGTAATCCGAAATATCCTCTTGATCTGAGAATCTTATAAACATTTTATCTTGTGTGCTTGAGGTACCAACTGTTGTTTCAGTTCCTAAATGAAATAAATGTCTATCTTGATCAGAAACAATTGTCATAACAGATTTAGTTGGATTGCCAGTTGCAACTGTAGCTCTGGTTTGTGGAGCATTAGAATTTGTGTTTATTGGTTCCCAAGTGAAAGTTTTACCATCTAATATTGTTGCAACTAAAGTTTGTCCAAAATTATCTAATGACCAATCTGCTGAAGGTAAAACTACTGTGCTAGCTGAAGAGGCTTCTCCCCACCCAACGAATCCAGCTGTGTCCTCAACTATGGCACCGTTAGAGTGTGCTGATCTTGTCGATCCATTAGCTCCTCTTGTAATCCCTGTAAGATCGTTTGATGACTTACCAGTGTATGTTATTAATTCACCGCCAACTAAAATTTCACCCGTTGTTGGGAATGAAGACGCATCAGCTAAAGTTATGTTTGTGGCTGAACCATTGTTACCTTGAGCGTCATCAGCCAAAGATCCGTTTAGAGTTGATGATATAGCACCAGCCAAACTACCACTCCATAAACCAGTTCCCCAACCAAAACCAAAGGTTTGATTTAATGCTCCTGGTCTGACGTATGGATTTATTGATGCAGAACCCGATGTTGTTGCTGTGCCTGAGGAAGTTGTGCTCATCGTTATTGTAAAAGAATTTATGTCTGGCACAGTGATTACTTGAAAAGTTCCATCGAAATCTGCTGAAACAAAACCTGTGGGAGCTGAAGACATTGTAAAAGTAAACAAGTCACCGATTTCTAAACCATGAGAGGCAAGATTAACAGTAACTGTTGCTGAGCCGCTTGAGGTATTAAAAGTTGCACCTGTTAAAGCTGTATCTAGAGGTGTGATATCATAGAAAGCTTCAGAGTAATAAAGTATTAGAGCTTTATGTGTTCCTAATACAACGTACCTTCTGCCATCGAGATCTGTCCATTGATGTTGTGCTCTTGCAGCACCTACTATAGTGCTAGCAGTTAGTTGCTCCCAACCACCAATTTTTTCAGGTAGACCATATCTAAATCTTACATTATCTCCATCAATATACTGCCCCTCTGCAGCTGTAGGAGTAATCTGTTTGTTAAAGCCTGGTCTTATATTAACAAAATTTAAAGGCATGCAAAATTATACCACAAGCACTTTTAGAGAGAAAGTAGTCCCTTTTAGATTGAAAATTAGTTTATAATTTCATCCCCATATACAGCATAATCTATGTCGGAATTATTTAAAAACCACAACAGGTCTCTTTTATTACTCATTATTGGTTTACCACCTATATTTAGACTAGTATTTAATATTATTGATTCACCTGTAATTTTTTTAAACTCCTTTAACAATTTGTAAAAGTATTTATTTTTTTGATCAACAGTTTGATACCTGCAAGTATTATCTACGTGAGTAATTCCATACAAATTTGGTTTTTTAACTTTGGCTACATACAACATATGTGGGTTATCTATTGGATTTATGAGATACTCATTAATATCTTCTTTAAGAACAGAGGCACCAAAGGGTCTATATGCTTCCCTACGTTTTACTTTATTGACTATGTTTTTTGCATTTTTATTGAACGGGTTAAACAACAAAGATCTATTACCTAAAGCTCTTGGACCTACTTCGCCTAGACCTTGATACCAAGCTATAATTTTATTGTTAGCTAAATGTTGAGCTATTTTTTTTATTGTTTTTTCAGATGGTTGAAATAAAGGTGCTTCATCGCTTTGATTAAATGGAAAATTATTTATAATCGGTTTTTTTAGTTCATGTTTTCTCCGTAAAAATTCTACAGCACCAATGCTTAATCCTTCGTCATTACAATACGGCATAATTTGTAAATTAGGAAAATGATTTTTTAACTCTGTGTTCCAAACAACATTTTGAGCTACACCACCTGAATAACCTATATAATCATTCTTTTCAAAAAACTTTTTAAAAAAATTAATTAAAAGTTTACCTGTCTTTTCGTGCACAGTTCTAATCCAAGATAATTTTTCAAGGTTTGCTAACAACTCACTATCCTTATAATTTACATAATTTATTGGATCCCAAATACTTTTATAATCTTCAAAAGTATATTTATCTAATTGTTTGTAAAAATTTTGATCAAGTTTGCCGTATGATTGTAAGCCCATCAATTTACCTGCCGTATCATAAGTATTACCCTTAATATCAAAATATCGCTCAGCCGTTATACTATACAATTGTCCTAAAGACCCCTTTTTACTAAGTTTAAATTTTTCTACTATTTTATCTTTTTTGAAAACTGTTAAGGCTTGATCTTGGTCTCCATAACCATCAATAATTATATGGCCCAATATATCATCATGCATGACATCTGTGCTTAAAGCATGTGCGTAATGATGATTTAGTCTTGTAGCTTTAAAAGGTAAATAGGGATAATTATCTATACTGGGAAAAAAATCCTCATTATTAAGGGGTAGATTGTGCCTCCAAGGGTCGATAATAATCGCAATGTCATCAATATCTTTTTCTTTTAGATTCCATAAATTATAAATTATATTTTTCCATTGCCAAAAATTATCAAATGCATGATGTTTAATTTGATAGTTTCTTTCAGATTTATAGTAATAAAATTCTTTACCATCATAATAACTTATGTTTGAATCATGTTCACACAATCTAAGACCAATAAGGTTTTTACGTTTATTATTCTTATCAAACGTCATAATGAAAATCTGAATTAAAAGAAATTATAGTTTTTCTTTTATGGCCGTTAGGTTTTGAGGTATG